CTTGCCGAAGGCCAGCAGACCCTGGTTGAACGGGGCCATAGCCTCCGCGATCTGCATGAGCTCGTTCGCCCCGCGGATCGGCTGACCGGCTGCCGGGAGGACGTTCAGACTGACCGGGCTGGCCGAAGGCTGGATAGCGACCTGCGGGATGTTGTCACCGCTTCCGTATCGTGGCATCAGTTACCCCACCCTCGGAAGTAGGGGTTGCGGTATCCGCCGTTGAAACGGACGAGGGTTCCGTCACGACGGCTGTAGTCGCCGACCACGTTTGCCTTGTAGGTCCCGCCGCCCTCCGGGCCTCCACCGGCTTGGAAGAAGGAAGGACCGGCCATGCTTCCAGCAAGGCTGAAACCAGACCCAAGAGTCTGAAGGATCGGGACAGCCACGGACGGCTGCGCCTGGTAGAGGGGCATCGCCCGGATCACTTGACTCTCCGCCTGACTGCGGACGCCCTGCTGCTCAAGATTGAGCTGGCGCTCCCGCATGGAGTAGTTGAGCTCGGCGTTGGACACGGCCTCCATCTGCTGCCTACGGAAGTCCATCAGGAGGACCTCGTAGGAATTGCCGTACAGGCCGCTGCTCCCCTGCGCTACCGTCGCCTGGCTGACGGCCTGACGCCCCTCCATCTCGATCTGCTGAACCTGCTGCGCGAACGCTGTCCGCTCCTCCTGCTGGCGGAGCCCAATCTGACGGTACTGCTGTAGGAGGTTTTCGTTGGCGAGACGCTGCGTCTGCTCGTACTGGTACTTCTGATAGGAGTTCTGGGCGTCAGCCGCTTGCTTCTGCCCGACGAAGGAGAGACCAGCCGCGGCACCAGAAAGAGCGGTACCGGCGATCAGCAATCCTCCAGCGGCCGCACTGGTTCCTAGCGCAGTGCCGACAGTCGAGGCGAACGGGATCGCCGCGAGGAGAGGGGGGCACATTTATTTGATCTTCAGGTGGTGGAACAGGACTGGTACGTTCTTGACGACGATTCGGTCGGTGACCTCGAAACCAAGCCACCGAAGCCACTTGATGTGCTTGGTGTTCCTGGAATCAACCCAGTTGCCGACGGAGGAAAAGGGACGACAGCAGTGACCGAGCCAGAGATTGCTCTGACGGAGGAACGGGACCTTGGCGGAGAAGAGGAGGTCGGTGCCGAGGAGCCACACGGTCCCGAACCCAGGGATGTGCGGGACCGGAGTGACGCCGAACATGGCGCACGGCATCGCATCGCTCACGATTGTCATGGGCTGAAGACTCGACTCAAACCCGGACTTCAGGGCATCCTTCGGGTCTACGCCCCATAGATTCAACTCATCGCGGTCAGCCTGGCGGATGTTGCTTGCGATGTACCCGTGGTCCGGCTCGATAGCCGGTCGGGCGTGGGTCATACGCGAGACCTCGCCACGAACTGGGCCTCAAAGCTCGCCGCGTTCAGGCGGAGGGGGAAGTGGCTGTCCGTGGAGATCGTGATTGAAGCGTCCTCGTTCCTGGTGTGAATCGGGTAACGGAAGGTTCCTCGCTCAAGGTTGATCTCGTCGGTCATGTAGTTCGCGTTGAAGGACCCGCCGAAATACTCGTAGGAGTACGGGGTACGGAACTTCGGGGAAATGAGGACCTTGAAGTAACCGGTGTCGGAGAACGACACGCTGCCGTAGGTCAGAGTCAGGCGTCCGTCGAGCACCGGCACGTTCTGCTGCCGCAGGTACACGGGGCTGAACGTGTATTCCATCGAGTACGGGATGCCGATGTAGCAGGTCGTGTTCGAGGCGTTCCCGCGGACGGTCACAGAGGACGTAGTCCTGTCAAGAACGTCCACGGTCTTGCCTTCGAGAATCGCTTGGATAAGGATGTTGTCGAAGTTTGCCGTCTCGCTGGAGGCGTTAGTGGTCGTGATGACCGTGAACACTCCGTTCCACGATCCGGTGGTGGACTTGAAGAGGCAGTCGAGGTGGGGAAGGAAGTTGTCGGGATCCGGGACGCGGACCTCGAAGTCCATGAACTCCAGGTAGGCCTGGGAGTCCCGGATGACCACCATGTACAGGCGCTTGTTGAACCACTCCATGCCGACGATGCGGGTGCAGCCGGGGAAGGTCCAGCGGCTCCAGGCGCTCTGGATCTTCTCGTTGCCGTTCAGGAGCCACTTGTAGTTCCACAGGCTCGGGATGCCGCCGCCGGTCGGGTTCGTGGTCTCGGATGTGGCGATGACCGCGAGGTTGTCGTAGGAGCTCACCGTGAGGTTCTGCGGGCTGCCGACGACGTAGGCATTGACATGGCTCGTCAGGTCCACGGCGTCGTATGTGTCGCCGGTGGAGGACATGGCCGAGTACTCGCGCATTCCCGCGTACCGGGCATCGGCCTGCATGAACAGGATCGAGCGCCCGGTTGACACGGGCCTGCACAGGGCCGACGCCGAGGAGAACTCGGTTGTCTTGACGCTCATGGCGGTCGCCGAGGTCAGGGGCTCGTCGTTGGCGGTGCGGAGGACGAACTGCGCCTGGTCGGAGAAGATGATGACCGACTCGTTGTACGGGATGGCCGCACGGAGGGTGCTGACCGAGGTGTTCAGGGTCCCGATGTCGATGGGGTCGCTGTCGAGGACGACGGCGATGGCGCTGCGGAAGAAGTTGTAGTAGTTCCCCGCCTCGCTCATGATGACCTTGTCGGAGGCCAGGAAGCTCAGGCGGTTCTTGTAGAAGAAGAAGTCCTGGATCTTCTGGCCGACGAACGACGGCCAGGGGTTGGTCGTCAGGTCGCCCACTGCCCTGGTCGCCCAGGGTCCCGGCTCGACGGCGAAGAAGACGCCGTTGGTCGTGTCCACCTTGCGGCGGACGATGAACGGCATGGTTGACGCCTTGAGGGTCGTCAGGGTGTTCGGGGCGACCGTCTCGCGCCAGTAGCCGTTGGCGCTCAGGGTGTCCTTGACAAGCTCGACCCAGTAGTCGCCTGCCTCCTGCTCGGGGTCCGGGTTGACGGCGATCTTGAATCCGTTGGGGCCCTGGAGCGGAAGGTCGGAGATGCGGGGGACCGTGCGCTTGGCAGCCAGCAGGAGCGTGTCGCCGCCGGAGTCGGCGGTGCGGATGGTGAAGGTGTCGCTGGCGTTCGTCACCTTGACATGCAGCGTTGACCCGAACCGTTCGATCGTGAAGCCGCCCCAGGACATGCTGAAGAACTCCTGGGCGATGTCGTCTGTCTTGATTGACTGAATCTCGCCAGCGGCCGCGCTGGTTCCGTTCCAGGTCTTGACCTCAAGCTTGGTCTCGGTGGCCCCGTTCCGGGAGAACCAGATCGTGTAGGTGCACTTGTACGAGCCCTGCGTGACGGTGATGAGGGCTTCCTGGGCGCGTACCGCGGAAGCCGTCGTGTCCGCCTCGACCGTCCTGTTCCGGTTGACGACGAACGTCGTGTCGGCGATCGACATCAGCCGGGTGTTGGAAGAGTCGGCCCCGGACATGTAGGTGTTCCAGGAAGCCGGTATGGCGTCGCTCCAGTTCGCGCCGTAGACGGGCACGGGGACACCGGTAAGCGTCCATACCTTCAGCGTCGGGCCGCTGACGGACATGACGTACTTCTCGGAGGTGTCCCGGTCGATGAAGTGGTAGAGCGAGGTGCTGTCCGTCGGTCCGTTGTCAAGGACGCCGACGAACTGGGTCGGCGGTCGCTTCGTCAGGCCGTCGGTCGGGGACGAGTAGCCGTTGACCTGCTCGGATGCCTGGCTCGGGAGCCGCATCTGCGGCGGCTGCTGGGAGACGCCCTGGATGAGGTTTGGGACAGGGATCGACACCAGCATCAGAAGCGGCGCCTCTGGTAGTTGACGAAGTCGTTGTTGAAGATGTTCATGTCCGCCTGGTCGCTGTCGTACTGGAGCAGGCTGAGGTAGGCCTGGGCCTCCTCGGACTGGAGCATCGCGGCGCGGTTTGCATCTCCGACCATGCGCTCGAAGAAGGCACGGGAGGACCGCATGACGACGTAGCGACGGACCGGCTCGGGGATGTCGGTGAAGTCCAGGAGGACGATCGCCTCGACGTCCTCGATGTCCTTCTCGAAGACGTCGGTGTTCTTGGCAAGGTCGTAGACGAACCCGCCGCGCTTGACGATGTCCATCTCCGCGTGGTCGATGGTGACGTAGTTGGACGGAACGGCGATCTTGCCGCTGGCCTGGCGGACCATGCTCAGGCCCTTCATGGTGTTGAACCACCACCCCCGCGACTGAACCTCCCGGCTGGTCTCGTCAAGGATGCTCTGGGCGATGACCGCGTCGGTCGGTACCCCGCTGTCGAGCGTGTTGACGGGGGCTTCGCCGATGCACGAGAGCATCGTGTTGACCGCCTGGAGGAGGGTTGTGTCAGTTGGCATGGAAAGCCCCGATGGGGT